TGCTGCTCCGTACGGTAATCAGCCGCCGCATCCATTGCGGCCTGCTGTGGCGTCATCTCATCAAGCACTGGCTCTAAGATGGCCTTCATCATTTCGATGAAATAGATATCCGGGTCAATCATGCTGCATGCTCCTGGTGAATTGTGTAACCCTGCTCTGTGAGCCACTCCATGACGTCTTTGATATCAAGCTGGTTAAGCACCTGCTTGCCGCTGAATTCGAGCAGAGAGGCCTCATCTGCTTCAATAATCATCATGCCAGGGCGATATCCGGCGCGCGTCTTAAGCTCGCCACATTCAATCTTCATTTTCATTTCTTCTCTCCCAAACCAAGGCTTCTCAGCATCAGATTGATAAAGGTGAAATCCTTCGAGTTCTCCAGCATCTTGCGATGGCGCTCTAACTCTTCCTGCTGCTTCTGGTAAGGCAGCGTGGGTGATTGAGTCTTCACGGCTTGCCCTCCTGCGATACGACCTGTAACAGGCGCTCCCAAAGCTGCTGTAAGCGGCTCTTAGGCTTCCACGACATAACGTCAGCGCCGGTGAGTTTGAATTCGAACATGGTGTTTTTGGGGCAGCCCGATGCCGCCCCAGCAATTGCGAGTTGCATGGGGATACTCCGTTGAATGGGTGGGTTGTTGGTTTAGTAAGTGATGCGAATGGAAGTAACTTCACCTTTGGCGATCGCCGTGATTGCGATACGCGCCTGCTCTTCGGTCAGGCCTACAGCGACGAGGTCAGCCAGCGCTTTGTTGTTTACTGCTTTGCGGTGAGCAACATCAGCTGCGCGGGCGGCCGCTTCGTCAGCAATTCGTTTCTCTTCAGCCAGGCGGGCAGCTTCTGCTTCACGGGCTTTGCGCTGCTCAGCTTCGATAGCGGCTTGCTTCTCACGCTCTGCCTTTTCGCGCGCTTCCTGTGCCTGTCGCTCGGCTCGTTCCTTCGCCTCTCTGGATTCGCGCTCTGCGCGCTCCTGAGCGGCTTTAGCGTCGGCTTCCGCCTTTTCCTTGGCTGCTTGTAAATCTGCCTCACGTTTAGCCGCTGCTTCACGCTCACGCTGTGCTGCCTGCTCTGCTTCAATGCGAGCCTGTTCAGCAGCCTGGCGGCGAATCTCTTCTTCGTGTGCTGCGCGCTGACGTTCTGCTTCGGCTTTCGCTTCTGCAGCGTCGCGGTCAAGCTTATCGTTCAGCAGCAGAGCCATTTCGTGATCGGACTCAATCTGCTTTTTTAGGGCTTCTTCAGCAGCTTTCTGCTCGGCTTCAATGCGCAGGCGCTCATCTTCAGCAGCTTTCTCTGCGGCGATGCGTTCCTGTTCTTCTTCCCACTCAGTGAGTGGCTTGCGCGTCATGTCACGGAGATTGTCACAGGCATCAACGAACCGCTTAATCTCTGCTTCAGCAGGCTTCACAGCCTCTTTGAGTCGCTTAAGGTAGTCACGACCCGGCTTCTCAATTGCTGTCTTGCTGCGTGATACCTGAGCCGACAGTGATGCAACGCGGGCCCGTCCTTTAGCAGTGCTCAGGTCAGGCACTTAGTTAACCTGCAGGCGAATCTGCTCAAGGTAAGCGTCAAGGCCGTTAGGTACATACAGCGCCGGAGCCTGTTCAGGTTTAATCTCCAGCACTGCTAAATCGGTAGTTTCAGTCATTTCCGTCTCCTGAATTTTGGTAAAAAAGAAGGCCGCACTAAGCGGCCAAATCGCATCCTGTTCTGTCTCTATCATTTGAAACTTCACAGCGTTGGTGCGTAGCACCTCAAAGCCGTCTGAGTAGGTGGCTTTACGGTGTCACTCAATGATCGTGATCGTTACGTTAAAGCCTGGATAGTCTCTGGCATCATCCAAGTCCGCAATAATGCTCGCCCTCAAATGCTCGTTATCGATGAAGTTTTCCTCAAGCTCAGCGCGGGTTATTCTTACCTCAATATGCATCTTCTTCTCCTGTTAGTGGTTACTGGCCCAATGCCCGGGCGATTACTGCCTCTGCCGCCTCCATCCGCCCATAAGTGGATGATGGTTTGTCCGGCTGCGGATATGTGTGCTTTTTAACGATGGCGACCATTTCCTGAAGCGCCTCAAGAATCTCAGCCTTTACCTGCTCATGGTATGACGCCATCCACTGGACGATTTCAGAGTCATCAAACCCCTCAATGCCTTTGATATAACGTGGAGCCTCGCCTGATTTCAGCTTCTGATAAATCTCATCGTCGTTCATAAATTCCCTCCTGCTATAAACCCTGGCCCCATCAACACACCAGTCACCAACCAAATGAATATGTAATTACCAGTGCTTATCATGGAGCCTCCAGATATGAAAAAGCCGCTTATTGGCGGCTAGTCGTTTTCTTCGTCGTCATCGTCACAGTCATCACCTGCTAATGACTTGAAAGCCGCTAACGCCGATGTTTGCCCCTCAAATTGCTTGGCAAAGTGGTCTGCGTGTTCCTGCTCGAAATTCTCAAGAGCCTTATCAAGTGCTTCAGTGTTATCACCTAAAGCAAGGCTGATGGTCATCTCAGAGCCGGAGAACATGGTGGAGATGTTCAGCGAGGAATCACCGTCGCTGTTCTCTCCTTTTCGAACCAAAATCTGCCGACCATGTGATTCAAATACTTTTGCAAAACGCTCCATTCACTTCTCCTTCTGCTCATCAACGAGCCGTTACGATGTCTTTTGAGTTGCGATAGCCGGCAGCGAATATCGCGATTTCTGGTAAGCACTGTGATGTGCTCTCATGCCTGTCACGCAGAGAAGGGGAGATAACTGCCTTCTCTACTCTCTGGTTGCAGCTGGATAAGGTGCTGACGATGCGGCGCTCGAAGCCCTGCTGTTGCAGCTTCATGGCCCGATGCTCTACTGCGCGTTGCAGCTTCTTGCGTTGCTTGTTGTTCATGTTGCCTCCGGTAATTGGCTTAGCGATGGTTCGCATTGCTAAATCAACTTGCTTAATCCCCTCCATGAAGGAGGGGGTTAAGGAGCCTCGCAACCATCATCAGGTTGAGGCTCACGCAAGATCGATAGGTTTACTTAACCTCGGTTTTTAAGTTATGCATTCACATAAGTCCTCCTGTTGTTGTATGCCGCATCAAAGTAGCCAGCGGCCTGGCTTTGAAATTGGCTTAGGTGTTGCGATGGTTGTGTTCATTGTTTCGCATTACCGCGCCGGTGCTACGTCCGCTCATAAGCGACACCGCTGAACCCTTCCGGATGGTTTCCCCATCGCAACCCAAAGCCAACTGCACTTTGGTGAGACCGAATCAGTCTCAATCTCTATTGTTAAAGAACCCGCCACTCCGTTCCCTGTGGACTGCCAGCGTCCTGCTGATGGATGTATTTAAAACCATGGTTGTAATTATGTCAACAACTATGGTTGTAATAAATATCAATATGGTTGTTTTGTGGTTGTTTCAGAAGGAAAAATAGTTTTGAAAAAAATAGAAGGGTAATAAAAAACCCGCCGAAGCGGGTTAGTTGGAGGGGTTACACGTCCAGAACGGACCACCAGAAGACGCGGCCCATCACCTCGACCTTGTTCTCTGGCATTTCTTCATCTGCATATTCGTCGCGGTTAAAGCTTCTGACAACGATCATGCCGCCGGGCCTTCGATAGAGTTGCTTTATGCGCTTCAGGCCATCCTGATTGATAGCGTAGAGCTTGCCATCGATAATCTTCTTGTTGTGGCAATCCACAGCAACGGTAGTTCCGCTCGGGATGATCGGCTCCATGCTGTTGCCGTATGCAGGGAAGCATATTACGCCATCTCCGCTGGAGTCAGCGCCCACCTTGCGCAAAGTCGATTTAGAGAAACGAAGCATAAACCCGTTGTTATCCTCTTCCGCAAAGCTTCCGTGTCCGGCAGCCAGCTCAATATCCTTGTAATACGGTACCTCGACTTCGTCAGAGCGCAAAGGGGTGTTCAGATCCCAGGGGTCGACGGGCACAACATCATAGCTGCCCGGAATTTCACTCACGCGAGTTGAGGACTTCATGTCGCCGTTCTCGTCAGATAGCCACTCGGGCCTTACATCTAACGCACGGGCAATTTCTACCAGCTTGGTCGAGCTCTTAGCCTTACCAGATGTCAGTTTTTGGATGGCAGCCTGGGACACGCCGATCCGCTCAGCAAGTGATGCCTGAGTAATGTTTGCGTCGCGCATAGCGACTTTAAGTCTATCAGCAAGTGTCATTTTCATGCCGCTAAAATACAACCGCAGTAATATCGAATCAAACAACTAAAGTGGTTGCATAATAACAACCATAGTTATATATTTATCTCATATTACAACGGAGGTGGTTTTATGAACCCAGTGATTAAAACTGCCATTGCAATTGTTGGCACGCAAAAAGGATTAGCTCAAGCGTGCGGCGTTAGTCAGGCGGCCGTTCAGAAATGGCTGCACAACAAAGCAAAGGTAGCGCCACAAAACGTTGCTTCTCTGGTAGAGGCAACTAAAGGGAAGGTTAAGGCATATCAGGTTCGCCCAGACCTCCCGGATTTGTTCCCGCATCCTAACAAGGCTGCATAGTTTTTCCGCTCTTTATCAATCTGACCTGAGGCTGTTTCGGCCCCCAAAAACCGAAGTGACTTGCTCACCGCAATGTCACGCAATTACTTAACCAACAAAGGAATTTTACATCATGGAAATTGCAAGCTATCGCAAAAAAGCGAGAGAGATTGAAAGCCAGTTACTGAACAAACTGGCTGAACGTGGACAGGGAACACTGGCGAAGGTACTCGACCTGGACGACGCAGCTGTAAGCCGCATGAAGCGTCCATCAGGAAAGCAGCGGCACAGCTTCTTCCAGATGATGAGTCTGGCACTGGCTTATCTGGATGTGGTTTCACCTGAGTCTGAAATGGCGCGCCGGTTGATGCGCATTGAGCAGCTACTGACCAAAGAAAAGGCCCCGAGCTGCGCTAACAGCTTCGAGGCCTGATGCGAAATGACTGGATCAATTCACAGGAGTAATTATGCCAAAGAAACACGTTATGTACCAGGCGGAATTGCACAAAAACCTTGCCCGAGTCGAATTCTGCAAAGCGTTCAATCCGAAGGTTGCTGAGAAGTTGAGGCAGATTCTGGAAGAACACAAAGCGAAGGGGGCAGGGCAATGAGCAACGTATCAAGTTTAGCCAGAGCCAGAGAGGCTAAAAGGTTCCAGGAGACGCCGCAACAGGGCGTTAAGGGGTATGCCTTGCTGCATCGTAAAATCAAGGAGCTTCCCTTCTACAGGACGGATTCTGAAGCTGTTCACCTGTGGATCCACATCATCCTGTCAGCCAACCATGCACCTGCGCCAGTTAACACTGAGTTCGGTGAAATGCTGGTTAAGCGTGGTGAATTCATCACAGGGCGTAATACCCTAGCGGCCGAAACAGGAATCACCGGTGACCGCATTAAGTACCTGCTCAACAAGTTTGAAAAGCTGAGCATGATTAGCCGCATTTCTAACAAGAAATTCACCCGAGTTTCGGTCACAAAATACGACGATTATCAGCCAAATGTTGTGCCAACAGAATGCCAACAGAATGCCAACGCAATGCCGCTACCACCAAGGGCTGCCGAGGAGGTTGTGCCAACAGAGTGCCATCAAAGTGCCACAAACAATGAATTACTAACTAATAACTCAATATCTAAAGATATTGAGTGTGCAACTTCCGCCAAAAAAACGGTCGAGCAGAAGCAACGGCTTTCATGCGAAGAAGTCTGGCAAACACTTCGTGACTGCGTGCCAGATGCACGCGGATGGAATGTACTTACTCCTGCTCGCAGAGCTCTGATCCAGAAGTTCTGGAGAGAAGCCCGGCCTATTGCCAAGCAATTCGGTGATGAGCAGCCATTCGGGATGGAAGCATTCCGCGAGTACCTGACCTACCTGCATGCATCATGCCGCTGGATGTTTGAATCGCGTTCAGATCAGGCAACCGGCAAGACGTGGCGGAAACGGAATTACGAATACATCCTGAGTGCGGAAATCTACGCTCAGGTGCGCGAAGGAGAGCGAGATGACCGATAACATCTTCACCCCACCACATAGCTCTGACGCAGAGCAGGCGATCATCGGCGGCCTGATGCTGGACGGCGGCGACGAACGCACGCAGAAGGTTATGGCGATGTTGAAGCCGGAGAGTTTCTTCAACGCTTCACACGCAATCATCTTCAGCGCCATCCGCGACCTGCTGACCCGCAATAAGCCAATCGACCCGCTCACGCTGGCAGATGAACTGGAGGCTGGCGGAAAGCAGTACGGCGGCTTTGCTTACCTGGCTGAAATGGCAAAGAACACCCCATCGGTTGCCAACCTGGTTGCTTACGCTGCCGTAGTGCGTGACAAGGCGATGGAGCGTTACGCCATCAGCAAGCTGAACGAAGCCACCGAGCTGCTCTACAGCCGCAACAGCATGACGGCCGTCGAGAAGCTGGAGTCGATCACCATGCTCACCACGCAAATCAGCGACTACGCCAAAACCGGCAAGCGCCGCGGTTTGCGTTCTTTCGGTGACGTGATGGACGACTGGGTGACCGACCTCGAAAAACGCTTCGACCCGCAGGGTGAGCAGCGCGGCATGAGCACCGGCATCTCTTCTCTCGACCGCATGCTGGCACCGAAAGGACTGGTCAAAGGATCGCTGTTCGTCATCGGCGCACGTCCGAAGATGGGCAAAACGACGCTCTACAGCCAGATGGCAATCAACTGCGCCGTGCGTGAGAAAAAGCCTGCGCTGATGTTCAGCCTGGAAATGCCCGCTGACCAGATTCTGGAAAAGCTGGTAGGACAGAAGTCCGGCATCAACCCGAGCATTTTCTACATGCCGGCCACTGATGACGCTGACGACGAATACCAGGGCGACTACGACGCTGATTTCACCCGAGCCACCGAAACGGCCAATCGTCTTCGCGAGCAGGAACTGCTGTTCATCGACGACACGCCGGGCATGTCACTGGCTCACATCGTCGCTGAGGCCCGCAAGGTTAAGCGTCAGAAGGGATGCGTCGGAATGATTCTGGTCGATTACCTGACCCTGATGACCGCCGAGAAAGCTGACCGAAACGACCTGGCATACGGGATGATCACCAAAGGCCTGAAGAACCTCGCCAAGGAACTTGGATGCGTTGTCGTGCTGCTGACTCAGCTGAACCGTGAGCTGGAGAAGCGCGTTAACAAGCGGCCGTTACCGAGCGACTCACGCGACACCGGGCAGATTGAGCAGGACTGTGATTACTGGGTAGGCATCCACCGTGAGGGCGCTTTCGATGAAAACGTTCCGGCCGGTGAAACAGAGCTGCTTCTGCGACTAAACCGCCACGGCAATACCGGCACGGTTTTCTGTCTCCAGCAGAACGGCGCAATTTACGACATGGACCAGACGGCGGCGCGCACTGAGCGGGACTCACGCCAGCAGCCAGCCAAAGGACAGAAACGGGGAGGTTTTTGATGGAAAAGTTAAGCTATGAACAGCTCGAGCGCAGGTTCCAGTCCTACTGCAAGCACGATGGTGGCCGCATGTATGCACCGGGAATGCCAAACACTACATGTGCCGTTTGTTTTTGGGATACAGCTAAATGCCAGCACAGGGGCGGAGAGCACGGTAAGTATTGCAGCCAGTGCGGGGAAGAACTTTGCCGGGAGCCAAAACCATGAACAAGCTAACCGCTGAATGGTGCGCGTATTTACTTAAGGATTTGCAGCGCCAGAGCATAACAGGATGCGGAATTGGAAGGTCTCAGGAGGGGTACCTTGCAGCCCTTGAGATTGCACTCCCCATACTGGAGCAGCAGGAGCGGGGGGAGGGTTGGATTGATTGGCACGGTGGTAAATGCCCTATTTCTCCAAAAACTATTGTTGTAGTCAGATACCGCAAAGGAAAGGAAGAATCTCCGGGAGAGGCCGGTGGTTATTTCTGGAATAACACAGGCAGCAGTGTAGACATCATCGCCTACCGCATCATCCCGGAACGGCCCACCAATAAGAACGGAGAGCAGTGATATGGAAACGAGAGATAAGTTTGAAGCATGGTATGCGGATTTCTTCGGGCAGACGGTTGAGTGGGTTAAATCACACCGCGCAAGCGAAACTCATTATCAGGTTGGGCCGGAAATTCAGTGTTTCTGGTTATGTTATCAGACTGCGCTAGTGTCACAACAACCACTCCCATCACCTCCGGAGGACGCATGAAAAACAACGATGAGCTGGAAAGGGAGCGCTTTGAGGCGCACATGCGAAACGACGCTGCGTTTATGGAGTTCTGGCTGGACCGCGATTCTGACGGCAATTACTACTGGGACCAGACGCGCTACGAATGGCAAGGCTGGCAGGCACGCAGTAAGCAGGAGGGATGATGATGAGTGGCTATCAACCGAAGAAGCCAGATGCTCGCTATCGCGTAGTTATGGATGGGCGCGGCGGACTGGTTGTCGAGGAGAGAAACCCGTGGTGGCTGGCAATATTTTGCGGGCGTTATACGGCAATAAGTAGGCCGCTAAAAGACGAGCTAACATGTGACAACTTCGTTGCGCGCAGAAAGCTTGAATCCGCAGGAAAAACCAACGCCGGACTAGTTGTCAAGGAGTACAGATGAACAACGTAATCCCCTTAAAACGCTCTGAGCACGTCATATCAGACGTTGAACTGGATAAGCTGGCAAATGACCTGACTGTTATCGCCACGCGCTATGCAGGCTTTATGTCACTCCCTGCAGCTATCCGCAAAACCCTTAGTGACGCATTAAAGCGAGACAAACGCGATGGAGATACCGAAAGAGGGTCTTCGGCTTCATAGGTCAAACTTCAACGCCATCGGGCAACAGCTTCAACCCCTGCTCGAATCCGGCGACTGTTACCGGCTAATCCTCAAGCCGTGGAAAGAAAAACGCAGTCTCAATCAGAACTCACTTTCTCACATGTGGTACGGAGAAATCAGCGAATACCTGATTAAGTCCGGGCGCGCCGACGCCACTCCAGAGTGGGTAAAGCGGAACCTCAAGAAAACCTATCTGGGCTGTGAACAGGTCGAATACACCGACTTTGTAACCGGCGAGAAGGTCAGCACATGGGAACCCCGGCACACATCCAGTCTTGATACAGGCGAGATGCATTTCTTCCTGAATCAGGTGGAACGGTGGTGCGCGCAGTTCGGCCTAGCGCTGACTATCCCCGCTGACTCTGAATACCAGAAACTGAAGGACAAACAGGATGAGTAAAATCAAAGCAGCATTGCTGGGCATTCTCTCTGACGGGAAATGGCACCAGACGTCAGAGCTGATAGGGCCGGTATGTAAGTCCTGCCGCACTAACCGGGCCAATGTGTCTAACACCCTCAGCACCCTCTGTGGCGGACATCACGTTGTAAAAGAGCACATCACCGGCGCAAAACACAATTCATGCCGCTACAGGCTGGCAAACGAGCAGGCTGGATTTGGCGTCAGCCCGGTCATGTCAGATTTCAATCAACTGTTGAGAACCGCAAGGGGGCAACATGCGCCGCACTAAATCGCTCTGGGAGCGGATGGAGAATCACGCCGTCTACCACACCAAATCACGTCGCAAGAATCCAACCACAATCCCCCCAGCCAGCCAGGTCAGCACCTTCGATTATGTCGGCGGACTGGTGCAGGCGAAATGGAATCGACTGAGGAAGACGCGATGAAAGAACGCTGCTGCCGCTGTCACATAACACTCACCTCAGAAGACAAGTACTGGTATGGAGCATCATGTGAAAACTGTGAAACAGATTACCGGTTCGAGCAGGCCGAAATGCATCAGCCAATCAAATCCGCCTACTGGCGCTGGCGAGCAATCTGCTTCTGTTTGCGTTGGTTGCGAGGTGCGCCTGTCACCGCAGGAAACCTATGCATGCGATACCTGCGCTGCCGGCTGGATGAAAGGCGCAAACTTCAACATGACAGGAAGTGATTATGGAAATTTATAAGCGTATTGATGGAAGCAAATACCGAAATATATACGTGGTCGGCGATATTCATGGCTGCTACAACCGCCTGATGACGCAACTGGAAGAGCTGCAATTCAACCGCCATGAAGATTTGCTGATTTCAGTGGGCGATCTGATTGACCGCGGACCTCAAAGTCTGGAGTGCCTCGATCTGATTATGGAGAAGTGGTTCGTTTGCGTTCGTGGCAATCATGAGCAAATGGCAATCGATGCTCTGGCCGGGAAAAACGTTAATCTGTGGTTCCACAATGGCGGCGACTGGTTTAACCGTCTCGACCCTGACCAGGAGGTTTTGGCGAAGGCGCTTATCGCGAGAGCAGAAAAACTGCCATATGTTATCGAGCTGGCAACACATGGTAAGACGATCGTCATTTCTCACGCTGATTACCCCGACAGCCAATATGCATTCGACAAACCGATTGACCTGCAGGATGCCATCTGGAGTCGTGAACGGATTAGTGCGCTGGGAGATAAAATTGGAAAACCGATAGAGGGCGCAGATGCTTTCTACTTCGGTCACACACCCATCCAGCGTAAGTGGTCGCCGCTTAACCTGAACTACATCGACACCGGCGCGGTTTTTGGCAACCTACTGACAATTGTTCAGGTTCAGGGGGATACTAATGGCTAATGGCAATCAGCCGAAGCCGAAGAAATGCCCCATCTGCACTACCGAATATATCCCCCGAAGTTCTCTCCAGAAAGTCTGCCACAACTACAAATGCGCCATGGAATTCAACCGACAGGTTGATGAGCGTAATGCTGCGCGTGAAATACGTAAGCAGGAGCGACTACAGCGCGATGATTTGCGGCAACGAAGGGAAAGGCTAAAGGGTAAATCGGAGTGGAACAGAGAGGCTCAGGCAGCGGTTAATAAGTTCATCTTCTGGCGCGACTATGGTGACCCATGCATAGCCTGCGGCAAGCCACTCAACTACGGAGTACGCGGCGGGGCAGTAGACGCCAGTCACTACCGATCGCGAGGCGCGGCACCATGGCTCCGCTTCAATGTCTTCAACAACAATGCTGGATGCGTTCACTGTAATCGTGACCTGTCCGGAAACCTGATCCCCTACCGAATAAACCTCATCGAGAAGTTTGGCCTGAACAGGGTCGAGCGCATCGAGCATGACAACACCGTTCGCAAATTCGATATCGAGTACCTGAAGCGAGTGAAATCCATATTCACGCGCCGGGCACGCCATTACGAGAAATTGCGTAAACGTCAGATGGAGTATGCAGCATGAGTACACAAAACACCCTTGCATTGCTGAATATGTATCGAGCAAAGAACGTAGCAGCAGTGCGCACTCAGTCTGGAATTGTCTTTATGGGAATGCGAAACATCACCCCGGCACAGCGTAAAACGCTGCTGGAAATCCCTCAGTCAGACCTTGACGCGGCGCTCAGGTGGCAAAAATGACCGAATACCTCAGAGAGAAGTGGCTCCGCCTTCGCATCTACAAGCGCAAAGGTGGATTCGCGGTTGATTATCAGATCATTCATAACATGGCGAAAATGATGGGAGTTAAACATGGGGCTTGAAGCGACAGTCAAATATCACTTCCCGAAGACAGCAAGCTTTGCCGGCATGCCGCCTGCAACAGCCTCAGATGCGTTATCTGGCACTGACTACATGGCAGCCATGGGAATGACACAAAGCCGTGCTCCGCTGGGTTACAGTGCTTTTATGGGTAAGGTTGGAGTAAGCGATAACGACGCCCGACGCGCCGTATCGTTATTAACTGAATATGCTTTGAGTACCTGCGATAAGGTTGCCGCCTTACGCAAGCTAGACACAGATATTAAGCCAGCGGTTATGCAAGCGCTCGCAACTTATGCCTACATGGATTATTGCCGCAGCGCTGCCAGCGTCAAGCCTTGCGAATGCTGCCAGGCGAAAGGATTCATTGAGGCGGATGTGTTCACCATGAAGTCACCGCTATCAGGCGGCTCTGCACGAAGCGTCAAAGAGGTTGTCCGCGTTATCTGCAAAGCCTGCAACGGGAAGGGTGTGGTCTCGTCATCATGCCGTGACTGCAGCGGACGTGGACGGGCGATTGATCGCAAGCTGACTGAAGAGCAGGGCGTTCCGGTTCTGGGAGACTGTAAGCGCTGCTGCGGTCGCGGTTATGAGCGCATCCCTTCTACGGATGTTCATCGTACCATCGAAGGATTTACTGATGCAGTGTCGCTCGACACATGGAAGAAGTCGGTCAAGCCGTTCTATGACGTCCTGATCGGCAAGATTGAAATGGAAGAGTCATGGGCTAATGCCGCTCTGAATCAGGTTACTCGATAGCGCAATCGGAAATAGCTAATTATTTTATCGTGGGCTATTTACTTTTCCCGAAGCTGGGGATATGATTCCTAACAGTTGTTGTTGCGCGCTGTTGTTTGACGCGTTAACCTGAAAGAGTCAGTTCCATCGATTTGTGATAGTTAAAGCGCCCTGCGGTCTCACCAACTGCGAGGGCGTTTTTTATTTCTATACCCCACAGGGGATAAGATTCACCGCATACCCTGTAGCGGATAAGTAACACCACTAAACTATTTCAAAGGTCAGCCATAGAGCTGGCCTTTTCTGTTTTCGCCCCTGCCAATCACTGCGACCTCACGGATTTCCCTAAGTGGCAGCGGGCGACCTTTCTTTTAACAGCAATAGGCCGGTCTTACCGGGTTGCCGGAGACGGCTATGGCGATCACAGAATTACTCTTCTCAAAAGAAACACTTCTCGGTGTCGGTGGTGCGCTATCCGTTGGCCTCAATGGCTGGATGGCGTTCAGTCGCTACTGGATAAGCAGCAAAGCTATCAACGCCAATGATAAGCAGCAGGTAAACATGCTGCAGTTCCTTAGCGATCAGCTGCGAGAAGCAAAGATAGAAAACGGCTCCCTGCGGGATGAGATTGAAGAGCGTGACGAGACAATTCGTCAGTACTGGAAAACCATCTCCGAAACGGACGCCCGATTAAAGATTATCGAAAGCTCCCAGATGTTTCTTGAGAAGCAGAATGAAGCTCTCAGGCAGCAGGTAAGCGAGCTGACCACATCGAATATGAACCTGGTGAAAGAAATCACGCAGCTTCGAACATCACTGAGGGTTCCGCGATGAGCATAAAGAATTCCTCCGGCGAAACCATTATCACCTGGCAGGTATTGCTAATCGTTATCAGTTCATCGCTTGGCATTTTCTTTGCTGGCGCGTTCTCCGGTTATTTCGTGGCGTCCAAAGAGTATTCACTCCGGGCCACGAAGCGCGATCAGGCAGTGAACGAGATTAAAAACAAAGTTGACCAGTTGCCCCAGCAGATTAACCGGGACATCAGAGAGGAAGAGAAGCGATGAGCCAGATTATCCCAATCCTCAATTTTGAGGAGGGCTACGTAGAAACGCCTTACCTCGACACGCTGGGTTTTCCGACTGTCGCCGGTGGCATCCGCATAGGGCCAAAAGGTGCATCGCTGAGCAACTACACCTTCAGCGTTCCGCGGAGTGTTGGTGACGTGTGGAAGACTGTAATAGTCGACGCCAAAAAGATTGAGATCAACAAGCGCCAAAATATCGCTGCGGCGATGAAGCAATGCAACCCTGCAAGAGAGGACATTCTTGTATCGATGGCTTATCAGCTAGGTGTTGATGGGCTGGCTCAGTTCAGTAGGGCTCTCATTTTCATATCAAACGGTGATTTCACCAGCGGCGCTAACGAGATGTTGAACAGCCTTTGGGCCCGCCAGACTCCTGGCAGAGCGCGCCGCCATGCCGAAGTCATGCGTACTGGCTCATACGACATCTACAAGGGGAAGATATGAACGTTATTGCCTTCCTCGCTGTGGTTATCATTGTGATCGCAGTGGTGCTACTGGTGCGCAAGTACAGCTCAGTTGAGTTCGTTGCTCATGCCCGGCTGCTGTTTCGCGCCTGGTCAGTCTGGCTTACCGGTGCCGGTACATTGCTGGGCGTTTACCTCGCCTCTGCTCCTGATGCAATTATCTCCGCCTGGAACATGCTACCGCCTGACCTCAAAGCAATGCTGCCGGTAAACATCGCTCAGTACGTGAGTTACTTCATCGTGGCACTGGGTGTGATTGCTCAGTTCATAAGGCAGCGCAGCCTGGCGGATAAGAAGCAACAGATGGACGCGCAGCCATGAGCCTGATTGCAAACTGGTGGACAGAGCTACTCGCCGGGCTGGCAATCATCGCCGCTTTCGTCAGCGCCTACTTCGGTGGCAAGAAAATTGGTTCAACTCAGACACAGGCTAAAGCTGATGTAGCGGCCGCACAGGTTGAATCGAAACAGGTCGCCGAAGTGGCTAAGCAGCAGTCAGAGAATACGGAGAAAGCGAATGAAGTCAGGCAAAGTAATGCTGCTCTTAGTGATGCCGATCAGCGCGACAAGCTGCGCAAATCACAGTTCAACTCCGACGACTGAAGCGCCCACCAGGACCGTTGATTCTCTCTGCACTCTCGACAGCCCAATCAGAACCCACGGTAAAGACGCTGACGAGATGGATATCCGCACGGTGAGGGCGATTAACGATCACAACGACCTATGGGTGAAGTTGTGCGGAGATAAGCAGTAAGGCATTACAGAAGCCATTCACTGAGTGGCTTTGATAATGCTTAACAAGCCTGTGGAGGACTCCATGGCACAGCGAGTAATGACAACAGGTGGTTATCCGGTAAAGCTGCCAGATGCAGATGAGATAGCCAGTGACATTACCGGCGACGTAATGAGTCGCGAAATCAGCATCAACCAATTAACCGGCATGAGTAGCGCAGTAAGTGACGTGATTCATGCCAAGTCACCAAAAGACATCCGCGACGCCGCCGGCATTCAGGAATCACAGATTGCCGTGAAGGGTGACGCCGGCCAGTCAGCCTACCAGTTAGCTCTGGGAAAAGGCTTTCAGGGGAGCGAGCAGGACTGGCTTGATTCGCTTCATGGGAAAGACGGCAAGGATGGCGTAGACGGTCAGAACGGCAGTGATGGAATTGACGGTAAAAACGGTGTCGATGGCCGGGATGGAAAGTCAGTCTATCAGATTGCCCGTGATGCAGGTTATGGCGGAACTGAGACACAGTGGTTAGCCAGCCTCAATGGTGCTGACGGAAAAGATGGCATTAACGGAGTTGATGGAAAAAACGGTGTAGACGGAAAGAATGGCTTGCCGGGCAAAGATGGCCTGAACGGCAACAACGGTAAAGACGGGCTGAATGGCAAGTCTGCTTACGAGTTAGCTGTGGCCGGTGGCTATACCGGTACGCAAACCCAGTGGCTGACATCGCTGAATGGAACAAATGGCAAAGATGGCACAAACGGGAAGGATGGCGTGAATGCCACTTCTACCTCCGCCGCTACCTCGACAACTCCCGGACTGATGTCTGCAACTGATAAAGCCAAGCTCGACACATTCAACGCTCCAGTTTTTAACGTGGTCGCCTCTGGTGGTCGTCCGGTCGGTACAGCATTCACCATCGATGCCAACAAGAATGCCAGAGTGAGTTACACCATCAGCTATACCCTGAGCGCCACGCTCACCATCGGACAGACAATTCAGATTGTCGCTTCGGTAGATGGCAAAGAAGTCGCCCGCATGGCTGACGGTATCCTGTTGGGTCTGGCGGGTAATCTGCAAAAGACAAAATCATTCAGCTTCGATGTGCCTGCGGGTAAATCGGTGCTGCTCACCAAAACCGGAACATCCAGTATTGTCGCCACGGTAGTGAGTGGTCAGGAAGTGCTGTACTGAGGTAATCAATGAAAATTATCGAAGCGGTAAGGTAGGGTGAGCTTTCATATGTGCAGATTAAACACAATGGCGTACTGGTAACCATGCAGAAAGAAGGCAGCATTGTATCGGTAAATCAATCCGGTCGCGGAAACGTGCGATTCGCAAAGAGTCAGGCAAAGCAACTACATCACCTGTTAAACGGAAACTGAAATGGCAAAGCTCACTGACAAACAAGAGCTGTTTGCCCGTGAGTACCTGAAAGACCTCAATGCCACTCAGGCAGCTATCAGGGCGGGCTATAGCGAGAAATCTGCCGCCGCTCAAGGCTGTGAGAACCTTATAAAACCTAATGTCGCAGAACGCATCATTGAACTGAAGAACGAACGCAATGACGAAGTTGGCATTGATGCCGCCTACGTTCTCCGTCGCCTTGTTGAGATAGACCAGATGGACGTACTGGACATTCTCAATGATGAGGGTGGCATTAAACCTATCAGTGAGTGGCCGAAAGTCTGGCGCACCACGTTGAGTGGATTCGACATCAATACCAGCGTCACCAATTTTGACGAAACCACCATTGAGAACATCCTCAAAAAGATTAAGTGGCCGGACAAAGTGAAGAACCTTGAACTCCTCGGTAAGCACGTAACAGTGCAAGCGTTTAAAGAGAACGTGAAGACTGAGCAGTCAGGAACGGTGCAGGTGGTGAACTACACCCCGGCAGATTACGCAGCAGCACAATCGCAGCTGGAGGAGAAACTAGACGGGCTGGACTGATATGACAAAAGTTATCGAATGGGATGATATGTCATTCCCCGAACGTGTCGCTATCAAGACCAAATCGACTAAATCGTTTCTCAACTTTACCCGGCTATGGTTTGAAATGGTGCAGGGTGACCGTCTGCTGGTTAACTGGCATCACCGCCTGATGGCTTCAAAGATTGATGACCTGATCGCCGGTCGACTACAGCCTCGCAACCTGATCATCAACATACCGCCAGGCGGCACAAAGACAGAGTTCTTCTCGATCCACTTTCCGGCCTACGTTAATGCACTGGTGCAGGAAGGCAGACTTAAAAGATTTCGTAACCTGAACATCTCGTTTGCTGACACGCTGGTTAAGCGTAACTCACGCCGCACCCGCGACATCATCGCCAGCAAAGAGTATCAGGAGTTGTGGCCGTGTGGCTTCGGTGTCAACCAGGCCGAAGAGTGGGAAATCATCGATACCCGCGGACGCTCAACCGGCCAGACAGTATCACGCTCCAGCAACGGACAGATTACCGGCGGTCGTGGTGGTTACTACGGGCCTGACTTCTCCGGCATGGTCATGCTCGACGACTATAACAAGCCGGTCGATATGCTCAGCGAATCGCGCAGAAACAGCGCCAACACGCTTCTGGTTAATACCATACGCTCACGCCGTGGTGATAAGTCGAAAGACCATCCCACGCCATTTGTGAGCATCCAGCAGCGCCTCCATACGGATGACGCGACAGGATTTATGCTTTCAGGCGGGATGGGTGTCAACTTCCATCACGTGGCCATCCCGGCAATGATTGATGAGAAGTACATTCAGTCGCTTGCTGAGCCGTGGCGGTCACTGTGCTGGGAGACGGTTAAAGACACTGAATCTGTTGAGGTGTCAGGAACCCGATACTGGTCGTACTGGCCTCAGATGGAAGATGTGAACGACCTCCTGCAGTTATGGGAGAAAGACCGTTACACCTTCCTGTCTCAGTATCAGCAGAACCCGATGGCGCTTACTGGCGGCATCATTGATACCGACTGGTTCCAGACCTACACCACACTACCAAAACTTCAGTACCGCGCTGTATATGTCGATACGAACAGCGGCAAGGTAGAGGACTGGCTTGATTACACCGTGTTTACGCTGGTTGGCATTGGCGTTGATGGCAATCTCTACATCATCGATGTGGTGCGTGGACGCTGGGACCCTGAAGACCTGCTGAAGAAGGCAGAAGAGCTTTGGGTTAAATGGAGTGCCGCCGGTTCATTGCGAACAATGCCGATGCGTTATGCGGCCATCGAAGAGAAGCAGGCCGGGCAGGGGCTGATTACCACCCTGAAGAAGCGCAGTGCCACTCCCGGTCAGTTGAGCATTCCGGTTAAAGAAATCCCTCGCGGTGCCGGTCAGAACAAGCTGGTCAGGTGCCTGAACGTTATCCCTCAGATTAAAACCGGCAAGGTATTTGTCCCTGCAACGCACAACCATGATGGTGCGGCGATCATGCACGTCTATTACGAAGACGGCACTGTTGCTGGCACGACATCGTGGGTGCTTACGGCTATGACTGAATGCGCGGCGTTCTCTGCTGATGATAGCCATGACAATGACGACATTCTCGATACATGGATGGATGCCATTGACGACAACCTGATTTCAGGTCGCGCACCTATGGCTATCGACCCGAATCAACTCAGGAGAATTTGATGTGGTGGCTTAAGAAAAAAGAAATCGCCGCGCCTGAGCCGGTGAAAGAGCCTGAAAAGGTTCAGATGAAGATTAACCCCGAAGCTGTTGCCTCAGTACAGCCTAAGCCTCAGCGTGAATTCCAGCGATACGAGCCACCGAAAGGCGTTATCCCTGCATCGGTTGAGAGAGCCATCCTTGCGATGGACTCCACCGATTACGGCGCGCTGAATGATGCGTATGGCATGGGCTATGGCACGCTGGATTCATTCCCCGGCTACCCCTATCTGGCGGCGATGGCGCAGAAGCCTGAGTACCGCAAGATGGTCGGCACCATTGCTGAGGAAATGACGCGTAAGTGGATAAAGCTCCGCACGGTAGGTGATGACGACAAGTCAGATCGCGTGAAGGCCATTACTGATGCACTGGAGCGATTCCATGTGCGTGAGAAGTTCAGAGAGGCAGCAGAGCACGATGGTTACTTTGGCGGCGGGCAGATTTATATCGACGTCCTGTCACCAAAAAACGTATCAGCCTGGACAGATGATAATGAGCTGAAGCAGAAGCTTTTCATTTCTGACAAGAAAATCCCGAAAGGCAGCCTCAAAGGTTTGCAGGTTATTGAGCCTGTATGGACATACCCGGGCGTCTATAACGCGCAGAACCCGTTAAGCCCTGACTTCTACAAGCCTACCGAATGGTTTGTGATGGGTAAGACGGTGCACGCCAGCCGCATGATCGATTTCGTGTCGCGTCAGGTGCCGGACCTGCTGAAGGCCAGCTACAACTTCCGCGGGCTGTCGCTTGTACAGATGGCAGAGCCCTACGTGAACAACTGGCTGCGCACGCGTGACAGCGTAAGTGACATGATCCACTCGTTCAGCATTCCGGTGCTCGGTACTGACATGAGTCAGGTGCTGATGGGTAATGGTGCAGACGTGGTGCTTGCCCGAATGGAACTGTTCAACCGCTGCCGTGATAACCGTGGTGTGTTCGCAAAGAATAACGCTACAGATGGCGAGGAGACGGTTGAGTTTGTCAATGCGCCCCTGTCGGGCCTAGACACATTGCAGGCTCAGTCACAGGAGCATATGGCGGCCGTATCCGGCATACCGCTGGTTAAGTTGCTGGGTATTACACCAAATGGCCTGAATGCTTCATCAGACGGCGAGATTCGCGTTTTCTACGACTACATCCACTCACTGCAACAGGCAATGTTCAAAGAGCCTCTGAAGCGCGTGCTGGACGTTATTCAGCTATCAGAGTTTGGCGACATCGACCCTGAGATTTACTTCGAGTTTGAGCCGCTGTACGAGATGAGCGCGAAAGAGCGTGCAGATATCCGCCTGGTGGATGCGCAGACTGATGCGGTTTACGTCAACCAGACGCAATCGCTATCTGGACAGGAAATCAGGCAGAAGATCGCCGACGACCCTGATAGCCCATATCACTCACTGGACTTAAGCGATGACCTCGAAATCGAAGAAGAAGACCTCGATGACGACGAGGAAGGTGACGGAAAAGACGATCCGCCCGACAAGGCCTAACGCCGGTGTCGAAGCCTGGTATCGAAAGAAGCTGGATTCACTCATTACCGAAATGAACGACTCGGTAGTGTACTGGCTGAAAGCGAACTACCGGGCATCCGGCGCTATGGCAATGGACTCCTCCCCCGCAGTATTCATGCGTGACGCGATGAAGAAGTTAGCCAGGCAGTGGCAGAAGCGTTTTGACGATGTGGCCGCAAAGCTGGCTGACCGGTTCGCAGGTCAGGCGCAGAAGAACTCTGACGTGTCGCTCTATAACGCACTGGAAACGGCAGGATTCACAGTCCCGTTCAAGATGACGCCAGCGATGAATAACGCATTGCAGGCGACCATCACGGAAAACGTGAACCTGATTACCAGCATCCCTGAGCAATACCTTACGCAGGTTCAGACGCTGGTAATGCAGTCGGTTAGCCGCGGGCGTGACCTTTCGACGCTGACTGATGAGCTGCAAAAGCGGTATGGCATCACCCGCCGCCGTGCAGCGCTCATCGCACGCGACCAGAACAACAAAGCCACCGCAGTTATGCAGACGGCCAGACAGCAGTCGCTCGGCATCACGGAGGGTATCTGGCGACACTCTCACGCTGGTAAAGAGCCACGGCAATCACATGTGAAAGCTGACGGTGAGAAGTTCGACCTGTCAAAAGGGCTTTATCTGGATGGTAAGTGGACTCTTCCGGGTGAGGAGATTAACTGCCGTTGCACATGGTCTCCTGTTATCCCCGGATTAAACTAAGGAAACACAAATGGATGATTTAGATTGCTTAAAGCTAGCAGGCTCGGCGATAGGCTTGAATGAAGTGTTCTTTGATAGTCATCTTGGCCGGGTAGGATACATCGATCGAGGGGTGGCGTGGACAGAGTGGAACCCTCTTGCATATGACGGAGATGCATTCAGCCTGGCGGCCAAACTAAAAATAAGCGTCATCCAGTACAACTCCTTTATTGTCACCTCTCGCAGGCTGTGTGATGGAGAGTTGTTAGAGGTCAGAGTGGACAACCTCGCCTCTGATAACGATTCCCGTCAAACCCGAAGGGCCGTCACGCAATGCGCAGCTCTAATCGGTGAGCGGGAAAAGCATAAGGTCGCTTAGGCGGCCTTTTTTATTGCCTCAAATCCGAGAAAACACATGACTATCGAACGGTTGGCGTTTGACCGCGCATCCGTGCGCTCATTCGATGGTAACGGCAGGCTTCAGATAACCAGGAGCAATATCAGCAAGGCGAATGTCTGCCCCTACTACGGGCGCGAGATTCCGAATGCTGAAGCGCTGGGTTTAGAGCCGGATAAGATTTACCGGCTGTATCGCCACCCTGACGAACTGAAGAAAGCCGCACCAACATTCAACAACATTCCTGTTCTCTGCATCCATACCCCTGACTTCCCCGGTGACCCGCCTCGCGAATATCGCGTAGGTACGACTCACTCTGGCTGTGATTTCGATGGCACCTATCTCTGCAACGGACTGTCCGTCTGGGATAACTCAGCCATCGCGGGTATCGAGACTGAAGAGCAGAAAGAACTGTCATCGTCGTATCAGTACGTCGCTGACATGAGTCCCGGCGAGACACCAGACGGCGAAGCATTTGACGGCGTCATGCGTGACATCGTCGGGAACCACGTTGCACTGGTCGAAA